GCCAAAACCTATCATAAACAGAATCGTACTCAGGTTGAAGCCGAGCACGAGGAATTTCTTGAGATCTACGACGAAGCGACTAAAACAAAAAGTGCTTGACTTTAATTAGCAAGTAGGGTATAATTATTCTATAACTTGGAGGATTTATCCTATGGCTACGGCTGCTAAACGACAAAAACTTATTGACAAAGCGAACGCAATCATGAAAGGGGTTGAGGTAACTCTCAATCCCGAAACATATATGCGCGACCTTTTGTCTGCTCTCAACTACTACAACTCGAACCACGACGATAAAGATAAAAAGAAGTGGTTCATCGCACACTACGCAAAGATTGACAAGAAGCTCGCAGTTGAGTTTCTGAAGATCGATGAGTATCATTTCCGTTATGCTGGAATCCTCGCACGTCTGCAAGACGGTGGATCGCAGCTGCAAGAAAAAGAACTCAACTATTTTAATGAGCGTATTGCTTTCCTGAAACAGCAAATCGGCACTCGTCAAAAGTCTCAAGACAAGGCTGATAAGAAAGCTGCAGCCACTGCAGCTCTCGTCGCTGCTCAACCTTCCATCCAACAACGTATGGATGAGAAAGCCCACGACCTTGCTGGCGAGATCGACGGTGCCATCGACGATTTTATCCTTTCTGGGTGCAAGTCTGACTTTTCTGCTAAAAACTACCTGGCAGCAAATACGGTCGCTGCCCCTATCGCCAAACGTATCGGTGAGTTTTATGTAAACCAAGCGAAAGAACTTCGTGAGGCTCTTGAAGGTAAAGACGATCAACTTAAAGAAGGATATTCTCACCTGACCAAGCGTGAACTCAAGCGTTTTGCTGAATTCATGGATCAGATTATCGTTGACTGTAACCAGATGGTACAAACTGCCAAGGCTACTCGCGCTCCTCGTAAACGCAAGCCTGTACCTCTGTCTAAGCAAGTTGCTAAAGTCAAGTACATGAAAGAGTTTGCTGAACTCAAACTGAAGTCTATCAAAGCTGAAGAGATGATCGGCGCCAAGGAAGTTTGGATTTACAACACCAAGTATCGTAAGGTTCAGGTGTATAAGTCTGACGTTGGTCTTGCTGTAAAGGGTACAAGCCTGATCGGTTTTGATGTAACTGAGTCTAAGTCTATGACCCTGCGTAAACCTGAAGAGTTCTTCAATGGTCTTGCTATGACCAAGCGTCCTCTGACTGCTAAGTTCAAAACTCTAACAACTAAACCTGCGACTCCCAATGGTCGTATTAATGAAGAATGTATTATTCTCGGAGCATTTTAAAATGATTTTGATTGACTATTCCCAAGTTGCTCTGGCGACCATTCTAACCTTTCAACGTGAACTGAAAGGTACTGAGTCCGAAGTTAAGAACCTGATTCGTCACGTGACTCTTTCCACCATCAAATCTTACAAGAAGAAGTATGGTAAAGAGTATGGTGATATTGTTATTGCAACCGATGGTCGTAAATACTGGCGCAAAGAAGTCTTTGAGTATTACAAAGCCAGTCGTAAGAAAGCACGCGAGGCATCTGACCTCGATTGGAAACTCATCTTCGATACCCTAAGCGAAATGCGTGAGGATATCAAACGTGTATTTCCTTACAAAGTAGTCAACGTTGAACGCGCTGAGGCTGACGATATTATCGCAGTTCTAACTGAGTATGTGCAGTTCAACGAACTAATTCAAGAAGGGTTAATGGAAGAACCTCAGAAAGTTCTTATCCTATCTTCTGATAAAGACTTTAAGCAGCTTCAACTTGCCCCGTTCTCTAGCGGTAATGTAAGCCAGTGGTCGCCGATGCAAAAGAAGTATATCAAAGCAAGCAAGAAAGAAATTCTAGACTTCACTATTGAACATATTGTTAAGGGTGACGCTGGCGACGGTGTGCCTAATATCCTTTCTAAGGATGATGTATTCGTCGCTGGCGACCGTCAGAAACCTGTCAGCGCAAAACGTCTTGCTGAATTTATGGAGAAGGGCATTGATGCCTGTCGTAACGATGAAGAACGTAGAAATTGGCAACGCAATGCTACTTTGGTTGCTTTTGATAACATCCCGAAAGATGTTAAAGATGAGATCATTCAAACGTATCTAAATAGCAAGCCTAACAAGGATAAAATGGCAATTATGAACTATCTAATGGAACATCGTTGCCGACTACTATTGGACGAAATTGAGGACTTCTGATGAGAAAATATGTAACAGTAATGCTTGACGAGATTAATGAAGATCCGTCTAAAATTGAGATGTATAAAAACGATGCTGCCCTGAAATTGATTTTTGAGTATGCATTTGACCCAGCGAAGAAGTTTATTCTTCCAGAGGGTGAACCACCGTTCAAACCGTCAGCTGAACCGATGGGTATGACACCAACCAACCTGTTCAGCGAACTACGACGCATGTATGTGTTCTGCCGAGCAGACCTGAAGCCAATTAAACGTGAGTCGCTGTTTATCAGTTTCTTAGAGGGTGTTCATCCCGTTGAAGCTAAGATGCTGATTGCAGTAAAAGACCAAGCACTACACAAGTTGTATCCTAAGATCACTCGTAAAATGCTTGAAAAAGCAGGTATCCTTCAGCCTCTAAAGAAGCAAGAAACTGCTTGACTTTAATTTCCAATTATGGTATAATATAGTATAGAGTTGGAAAGATATATTATGAAGCGTGTGATTCTTCTATCTATGTTTGTAAGTGCTAATGCTATGGCGTTAGACTTCAATACAGAATGGGCTAAGTTTGCCGATGACTTTGCTAAACTCAAGTCAAAGGTAAACATTACAGTTGATGTGCCACGCGTTGGTAACGTCACTATCCCTGTAGAAGATGCTCAGGTAATTCAGGTTGATCCAAAGTCACCCGACCGTCTAGGTCATACACTTAAAGATCCTGAAATGCGCGAGCGTGTCACCTCGCTTTATAAGAAACCTGATACTGTAGTCTATTCTACCACAATCCGTTAATTGGAGATTTATTATGAAAAAAGTGATTCTTGTTGTTGCAATGGCTGCTGTTCTTTCGGCGTGTAGCACCACCAAACTTGCTGATGTTGACCCTGTTTCTAATGAAGCAGTAAAGTTCACCCAAGACTTTGGTAAGGTTGAAGTTACATTCACCGACAAAGGTGACTGGGAAGTTGTTAAATCTTCTGCCACCTCGTCAGTGCCCATTGATGTTGACGCTGGTCTAGAACAAGCGATGAACGTTGCTACTATGCGAGCAAAGCGTAACATCGTTGAGTTCATTAACACTGACCTCAAGTCATCTAAGTCAACCGAGGCTATGACTAATTCTCTTGCAAAGAACGTTTCTTCTGGCGATGAAAAGTCTCAAGAACGCGCTGCAAATATCGCAACACAAATTCAAGAAAAGATTTCGGTTCAAGCTGATGGTCTGTTGAGGGGTGTGTATGTGGTTGACCGTAAAATCTCTTCAGACAAACGCACTGTCGTTGTAACTGTTCAGGTTGATAAGCGTTCAATGCGTGCTGCTTCTCAACTTCGTGCATCGTTCGGACAATGAACAAGATAATCGCTGCTATCGCTTTTGCGGTAGCATCCAGTGCTTCTGCACAAACTTTGGTTGGTGTAATTCCTGCTGGACTTAGCGTTGCTAGATTTGCGCTAGACTTTACGGATAAAGATCGCCTAGATAATACTCCACCAGTGACTGTACAAGCGTCGGGCACTGGTGAAACCTGTGACGCTGCACTTACCAACGCTAAACGTTTTGCCTTAGAAAAAGTCAATGGTACTTGGGTTCGTTCTGTTGAGCGTTCTACGAATGGGACATATGACGAAGAGATTATTCAGTACAGCGGTGGTGTAATTAAGTCATACAAATACTTGCGTAATGACTGCACTTTCGTTATCATCGAAGCTGAAGTTGCTAAACGATCAAACCGTGTTCAACTTGAAGCTGCTGATATCACAAAGAGCCAGCTTATTCACTTAGAAGGTATCAAAGAAGAAAGAGACAGAAAACAAGAAGCTATTCGCGCATTAGATAATAGGAACTCTGCCATCTGGTTTAGACCAGAAAAGACAGAAATGTCTATGATTGAAAACACGAATGATGTTTCTGTTCGAATCGCAGGTGAGTTTGCTTACAAAGATAAATGGAGAGCAGACTACCTTGAACTTCGCGAAATGATTGGATATTTTAATTTGACTTCTTTCGCTGGAGAGCCTACAATAGTGATTCGAGGGTTTGATTCTGCAAAAACTGAAGTGTTTAAAACGTCATTCCC